AAGGTTTTGGTAAGGACCAGCCGCAGGAACGCGGGTGGTGTTGCAGCTGAGGGATGTAACGGCCCAGAGGCACTCGTCAATAGGGCGGATGTCAAGGTTGATCTTGACCTCGTGGTATTGAAGGGCAATAAGGGGAAGAGCAAGACCGGGGTTTGTGCAGAACCAGAATTGGAAGGGCACATAGAGGGTGGTCTCGGGGAGGGCGTTACGGGGAGCGCACACTTGGCGGGGAGCGGCAGAGTCGCAAGGACCATCCACATCCGCGAAGGAGGGGTCAGTGATGAAGGTAAGTTGTGTGGTGTTACCAATCATCTTGAAGTAACCGCGCTGTTGCTCAGAGGTCATTGTGAGCTGGTTCCAGATGTGCATCCAGTCACCGTATTGGCGGTCAATGCGTTGGCCACCAATCTCAACCTCAACTTGAGCGATGAGTTGCTCACCGGGGTAATCTAACCAACGAGCGTAAACGGCGTTGCGGCCGGAGCTAACATTGGTGGCATTGCCCATAAGTTGGTTGATCTCAGGAAGAGTCACCTGAAGGTATGTGCGGTAAGCAAGATCACCGTTGCGGCTGATGATGCAGGTCACGCGGCGGCCGAAGTCGGCTTGGCCGTTGAAGGTTTGCTCAATTGACTCAATAGCAAAGTTTGTGTAGCGTCTGTAGGTTACTTTCCAGAAAGTAATTTGAGGGTTACCCGTAAGGTAAACGTCTTGGGCGCCATAGGCGACAAGTTGCATTAATCCACCTCCCATAGTTATATTATTGCTAAAGAAAAAAAATCTGAAAAAATTAATTAATTAAAATATAATTCAATTCTAATTAATTGCGCATTACATGATTATGACAACAATTTATTCATATCAAAATTTCCTTTCATAAATGAAAGAAGATATGAATCTAAGAAAATTTCTTTTTTTCCTTCGTGATTTTTGGTAAAGATGTATGAATCTTTTCTTTTCTTAATACTCCATCCATCATTAATAGCATTGAATAAGAAAAGCATTTTCTGGAATTTAATATTGTCTATCTTAATATCGTATTTTTGTCCAGATTCATTTTCAATGTTTACTCTTAATTCAATTTCACTCATTTATTTAATTTCTAGAAAAGTAAAACACAGATTTAACTTGAATATAAAAACCCACCTGAAATGAAAAACAATCGTAAAATATATATTTACTTCAATAAACTATTAAATAAAATATAATTATAAATATTAGATTACTAAATATGCCTTCGTTTAAGCCTAAAACTGTAAAAAAAATAAAGGTAAATAAAAAAACATCAACAACATTAGATGGAAAGCACAAAGAGTTTGTGAATGAATTTAATAAAGATGAAAATGATAGAATACCAAAATTAAAAGAAGAAAAAGCTTCAATAAAAGCTATTTTGGAAAAAGAAGAGCAACAAACCAGTGCTGAAAAAACTCTTACTATTGAACAAATTATGGACTATCAGGATAAGTTGAGAGACATAAAGGTTGAAATACAATCCCTAAAGTCAAAAAAAGTGGAATACTTTTTAGATAATTCTAAATACATATTTGATTATTTTGAAAATAAGAAGGATATTTCTATAGGAAATGTCGCAACAACTAAAAACAAAAAATTAGAGTCATTTTTTAAAATAAACACTCCGATAGACAATTCAAGTGCGATGGATGGAAAAAATAATAATATTTTTCAAAAGTATTTGACTAACATTGACGAAACCTATTTAGATATAAATTCTTTTTTGCGCTCAACTGACGTTTGTCAATCTTGTTATAAAGGAGAATTGATCCCAATGGACGATGAAGGGGTACTAATTTGCAATGTTTGTTTTAAAAATGTGCAATATTTGATTGAGAATGAAAAGCCGTCTTACAAAGAACCACCAAAGGAGGTTTGTTTTTATGCTTATAAGAAAATTAACCATTTTAAAGAGATTTTGGCACAGTTTCAAGGAAAAGAAACAACTCAAATACCGGTTGATGTTATTGATAATTTGAACTATCAGATTAAAAAAGAGAGAATAGAATGTTCCAAGTTAACTTATTATAAAACTAAAGAGTTATTGAAAAAGCTTGGATATAACAAGTATTATGAACATATTAATTTTATAAAAGACAAGTTGGGCATTAAACCTCCAATTATCTCTCAGGAGTTAGAAGAAACCTTGTGTAATTTTTTTATGGAAATTCAATATCCTTATGCGAAACATTGTCCTGATTATCGCGTTAATTTTTTGCATTACTATTACGTTTTATACAAATTGTTTGAATTGCTGGATGAAACAATGTATCTTCCAGAAATTCCAATGTTAAAGGATAGAGAAAAACTAATAGAGCAAGACACCATTTGGAAAAAGATATGTGAGGAATTAGATTGGGAATTTATTGCGACAATTTAGCGCCGTCTTTGTCTTCTAGATTTTCTGGATTTTTTGTGTCTTCTAGTTTTTTTTCCTCCTTTCATTTTTTTTTTACCTCCGTGTCCAAGGTTACCAAATGAACTAGCTACATCTGAGAAACTATTTTCACTAGATGCTTCACTAGGAGCAGTTGTATTTTTGCTTAAATTTATGGAATCGTCATCAGCGGCAGCATTAAATTGGCCTAATAAATTTGCAGCAGTGGGTGCAGAAGCTATGGGATTTATTATACTATTTTCACTCATTATTGACTCTGATGTAGTATTATTGCTAGGTTCATCTAAATCTAGATCAAAATCATGCATTGAACTATTTGTTGAGATATCGGATAAAGGCGTCACTTGACCACCGAGTCTTTTGTATCTTCTGGTTCTTTTTCTGTGAAGCTTTCTGCTTTTTGTCATTACCATTATAGAATAATATGATAAAATTTATTTATCGTATTATTGGATTATTGGATTATTGAAGAGGAAAACGTTTATAGTCCGCCAGGGAACCCAACAAGATTAGCGCCAATACCAAAGCCAGCGCCAGAGCGAGTGGTTACCGCAATGCTGGGGACATAGGTGTCTAAAATGCTAAATGTGGCGGCGGCAGTTAACGCAAGCAAAACAATTTCCTCAATGTTCAAAGAACGTTTAGGGATGGCGTAGGCCGCAATGGCAACCATCAAACCTTCAACTAAGTACTTGATGACTCTTTTGACAAGCTCTGCGATATCAAACATCTATATTAAATAAAAAGAAAAAAATATATTGTGCGCTAAAAAAACTTAAAATCAATATATGACTAAATTATAAAATGGTAGTTCATTCAAAAGTAAAAGCGCCCGAAAATGAGGAAGATCAACAATCTGGTTTTGAAAAGAAGAATACAAAAACCGGAGAGATAAATCCTAAATATGTAGATGTATTGGATGAAGATAAGCCTATTGCCGGACAAAAGTTTGTCTGTATTTCTTTTATTTCTCCTGAAAAAATTATTAAGCAAAAGGAGTTGTTCTTTTTTGAAGAATTCCTAAAGAAGTGGGAGTTTTCAAAGAGTATGGAGAAATTTGTTCAGTTCTTAAATTTCATTAGTTACAAATACAAGCTAACATTTGATGACATTTCAAATGATTTTAAGGAGTTTTTGACTGAAGAGCAGGCAGGATTTGTAGACGGTGGAATGGAGGCCGATTACAAGACCTTCTTGGACCAAAATGAGGAGGATCTTGAGAACGCATTTAATACAAAGAATAGTTTCCAAACTTCAACTCGTGGAATTAAGGTTCGCGGCGCTTATCCTACCATGGAAGAGGCCGAGTTGCGCTGCAAGATGTTGCGAGAGTTAGACCCAAATCATGATGTCTTTGTTGGACCAATTGGCCTATGGATGCCTTGGGATCCAGAGGCTTACAAGACTGGTCGCGTTGAGTATATGGAGGAAGAGTTGAACCAATTGATGCACGAGAAGAACAAGAATGAGAATTTTGCCAAGTCTGCATTTGACCAGCGTGTCAAGGAGACCAAGAAGAAGGCTATTGAGGAAAACATCAAACTGGCTGAGAAGACTGGCGCCACACTTACACAGACCATTGATGAAGAGGGCAATCTTATTGGTGTTAGTAACATGAACACTCAAGAGAAAAACCTCAAAGACCAAGAAACGATTACTGCTGCTGACATTCGCGCGGAATTGTTTGACGGAGAAAATATTGTTGTTGGTAAGACGGATAATGGTCAAAGCGAGCTTCTAAGCGGCCCTTTTGCTGTTAAGGATAAGAGCGATTAAAATTAAAAATTAAAAATTAAAAATTAAAAATTAAAATTTTTAGACACATAAAATAAAAAATTTTACATTCAAACTAATTTTGAATGTAAAACAATAAACAATAAACTAGAATGATGTAATATTATATTTATTATATAAGTTCTGAACTTCTTTGTGTTATATTTGTTGTGTCTTCTGTAGTCATAATTTTTTTAAATTCATCTGTAGTTACATAATTTTCAAAATAATTTTTCAACTCTTGTCCACTTTTAAAGTTATATTTTTCATTTATTTCAAAAAGCTTGTCGCATAATAATACCGTTCTTATTCCAAAATTTATTTTGAATTTATCCCATTTATTTTTTAGTAATTTAGACCTAAAAAAACTAGAAAAAAATATTAAAAATCTAGAATCACTCACTGATGTCATACTTGAACCCTGAATGTAAAGACCAACAATTTGAAATATATAATTGGACACTATCAATGCATCAAGTTCAATATCTTTATTATTTTTTGTGAGTTCTCTGACGCGATGTTCCGTAGTAGGGTCGTCTTTTTGCCAAGGGAAAAAAAATGAATTTATTAAATTTGGACACGTCTCTTTATATTTTTCTAAAACATCCAAGGTTTGAATATAAGTGTCCTTTATTGATTGAATGGTATCTTTTACTATGCTATCTTGATAATTTGTTTTAAAAAGCAAATAGGTAATGTATATTCCCATTGCTAAAATAAATTGACTTGCTATTGGCATTCTTGTTACAAATCTATCTAACAATGAATTTTTTTTATAGAATGTTGACGCATATATCAATATTAATAAAAATATAAAAAAACTTATACCAATTGTAAGTGTATTTAACATGTTTTATATATTATACCTATAAAAAAATGTGCTTGTTTATATTTACCACTTTGTTTTTTTTACACTAATTTTGGGACCTTGGCCGCGCTTTTTGGCATTATTTGGGTCATACTTTTCATCTTCTTCGTCTGAGTTGATATCTTTACTGAGTTCCCAGAACTCTTTTGATCCCAATTTGAAATCATTATGCGAGTCGGCCTTGTACCAGAACACTTGATCCGTTAAGCGATTCGATTTGGCGTTATTATTTATCACCAAGCATTCATAATTTTCCGTACATTGGTCCATGACCTGACAAAAAGATTCAAAGGTGGGAAACATACCAGCATAATTCTCGTAAATGCGCTTTCTATTCGCAATATAAGGTTCTCTCAAAATAAAAACGTAATCAATATTAGTGCGAAGCGTAGGTGGGATTCCTAGC